CTTGTGCGCCTTGTGCACCTTGAGGCCCTGTAGGTCCAGTGGGGCCTGTGGATCCTATACTACCAGTAAATCCTGTAGCGCCTCGGGACCCGGTAAATCCAACAACACCTTGAGCACCTTGTGGTCCAGTAGGCCCTGTAGGTCCTGTGGCGCCCGTAGGCCCAGTGGCACCAATTGACCCAGTAAATCCTGTGGCACCTTGGGCGCCTTGTGGTCCTTGGGGTCCTGTAGGTCCTGTGGAGCCTGTGGGCCCAGTGGCACCGATGCTACCGGTAAACCCTGTGTTTCCTTGAGCACCTTGAGCGCCTTGTGGTCCTTGGGCGCCAATGCTTCCAGTAAAACCTATGACACCCTGTGGTCCCTGTGCGCCAATACTGCCAGTGAATCCAATAGGTCCTTGGGGGCCTGTAGGACCCGTTGCACCTTGTGCGCCAACACTCCCGGTAAATCCTAAGCTACCTGTGTATCCCACAACACCCTGTGCACCTTGAGGACCAGTAGGCCCAGTGGCACCGCGTGACCCGGTGTAACCTAAATCACCTTTGCTTCCGACATATCCTGTTGTTCCTTGTGGACCCTGTGACCCAGTATATCCAATACTTCCTGTATAACCCAAACTTCCCGTGTATCCTAAATCACCGCGAGAACCCGTGAATCCAATGGCACTGGGGCTGGCATCAACCCATTGTGATGATGTGCCATCATAATAGTAGATTTTTAAATTACCTTCAGAACTATCCCACCAGAAATCTCCAGGGTTGGGATTTGAAGGAGCTGTGGCTGACACGGTGGGGGCACCGATGTCTATAATGGAGGTGGAACCATTATCTCGCTTGATATACAATTTACCATCAGTTGTATTAATGGCAAATTCACCTAGTTCAAGGTCGGTGGTTAATGGCACCTTTCCTTGAACCGCAGAACGTTTGACTTTAATTAGGTTGCCCATATGGACCCTCAAGGAATCATGACTTGACAAACTACTATATAGTAGTGTATATTACTTTCTATATTTATATGAAATAAAATCAGGATGGTGAAATGAGAAAGAAAGTTGCCATTATTGACGTTATAGGATTAACCTATGACCCCACAACTCTAGAAAAATATGGTTTAGGTGGGTCCGAGTCGGCAGTTATTTACATGGCCAAAGAATTGGCAAAATTGAATTTCGATGTCACGGTTTTCAATAACTGTGTGGATAGTCGTGCCTCTGAAGGTGTGTATGATGGGGTGACCTATTTGGATTTACGGAGATTACACGTTCCTAATGATTACACCTGTGACATCATGGTGGCATCCAGAACGGTGATTCCATTTCTTCCCGAACATCTTTGGCACCACTTTAATTATCCCTACCCCACACAAATCTTCAAACAACTACAAGATAGTGCAAAGCTAAAAGTGTTATGGTTACATGACACATTCTGTTCAGGTGATTATCTGGTTGAAGAAATGGTGATGAACAATTACATTGATGAAATTTTCACATTGTCTGATTTTCATACAGCATACATTTCCAACTGTGACCACGGAAAGAAAAGAAATTTCGAAGTATTGAAAAACAGAATGTTCATGACTCGTAATGGAGCCAGAAAATATATTGATGAAGTGGACATCACAAAGAAGGATAAAAATCTATTCATTTACAATGCCTCCATCACCAAGGGGATGATTCCTCTTATCAATGACATTTGGCCCCGAGTGAAGCAACATATCCCTGAGGCAAAGTTACGTATCATTGGAGGTTATTATCGTTTCCGTGATGGGGCTCCTCCTGATGCACAAGAAGAAATGTTCCATCAAATGGTTCAACGTGAAGATTTGCGAGACCTTGATGTAGAGTTTTTAGGTGTGATTCCTCAACGAGAAATTGCCAATCATTTGGCGGAATCATCATTCATGATTTTTCCTGGGGCATTCCCTGAGACATTTGGTATTTCAACTCTTGAATCGTTGTTGTATAACACACCGTTATTAACAACCCGTTTTGGTGCCTTGGAAGAAACGGCAGTGGAATTGACTTCATATAAAATCAATTACGCCATTGAACCCAATACATTGTTCACCGATATTAACAAAGAACAACAAGTTGAACAATTCGTGAACATGGTGGTTCATGCCCATCGAAACACATATCTTCATGCTCAAAAAATGCAATACTGCAACATTGTTCATGACGTTGCAGGATGGGATACTGTGGCACTTCAATGGAAACAACATTTCTATCATAAGTTGGGATTACATCTTCCCATTGATGAATTCAGAAAAGTGTCGTATATAAACAATAGAATGCATCAATTGTATGGACGGCGATTCAGTAATCCTGAGGAATGGGGATATACAGCCACGTATCCTCAAAGAAAAATCAACGTGATTTCTCCGTTCTATAACGCAGAACAATATATTGCCGAATGTATCTTGTCTGTGGCATCACAGGATTATCACAACTACACACATTATTTGATTGATGATGCATCCACTGATAACTCTTTTCATGTGGCATCAGAAACCATTTCATCGTTACCTGTTGAAATACAATCAAGATTCATCTTGTTAAGTAATCCAAGCAATCAAGGGGCAGTATATAATCAAGTGAATAAAATTCGTGATTGTGAAGATGATAGCATCATCATGTTATTGGATGGTGATGATTCCTTGATGAACAACAACACCATCTTTCATATGTACAACACCTTATATTCTCAGGGGGTGGAATTCACCTATGGGTCTTGTTGGTCATTGGCAGACAACATTCCATTGATTGCTCAAGAATATCCCAAGATGATTCGAGATACAAAAAAGTTCCGTGAATATAAGTTCGCCTGGAATATGCCCTACACACATCTTCGTACCTTTGTGAAACATTTGATAAATTCTCTTCCGAATAGTGTGTTTCAAGATAAGGCATATCAATGGTATCGAGCAGGCGGAGACACTTCCATATTTTACAACATCATTGAACAAGTAAGCAATCCTAATTCCATTCGAGTTGTTAAGGATGTTGTTGTGAAGTACAATGACTTAAATCCTCTGAATGATTATAAGGTGAATGCCGAACAACAAACACAAACTGCACAGGCGGTTTTACATCCATGAGAAAAATACAAATTCTATTAGCCATTCCTACGGCGAAGTATATTGAAGCTGATACGTTTAAAAGCATCTATGATTTGGATGTGCCTGACAATGTAGATTTGCATTATCAACATTTTTATGGATATAACATAGACCAAGTACGCAATCTGATTGCTCATTGGGCCACACATTATGATTATCTGTTTTCTGTGGATAGTGATATTGTGCTACCAAAAGACTGCCTAATAAAAATGTTGAATCATAATGTTGACATGGTATCAGGTGTGTATATTCAACGAAAAGAGCATGATGAAATACTAGAGATTTATAGAAAGAACAATTTCGGGGGTGTCAGTAATGTTCCTTTCATTCATCTTCAACCACAAGGACTTCATGAGATTGATGGATGTGGATTTGGATGTGTGTTGGTGAAATCTGAGGTGATTCGAAAAATTGGATATCCCCAGTTCAAGTATCATTCAGCATTGGACCATAAAGATACCATTTCAGAAGATGTTGACTTCTGTGAAAAGGCACGAAACATTGGAGCAAGAATTTTCGTTGATTCAACTATTGTGTGCAATCACATTGGATCCCGTGTGTTTGTTCCTTCAGACATCATGAGTGACCGTCAACAAAAAGAATATCTTCGATATTTGTCCACGTGGAGTTTCCGTGAAGAAGATGTGCAATATCTACAGCAAATGAAGAATGAAGGCGTGGAACCTCGGGTGATTTATGACATCGGTGCCTGCACAGGTAATTGGACCCGTGAGGCTCGACGCATTTGGCCTAACACTGAATTTGTGTTGTTTGATGCCATGGACCAAGTGGAGTTCTTGTTGAAGGAAACTGGATTCAATTATCATATTGGTGTATTAAGTGATTTATCTCACAAGAAAGTGGAATTCTTTGAGAACGTATGGCAACCTGGCGGTAACAGTTATTATCGTGAAGTGGGACATCCTGATTCCATGAGAATATTTTCTGATGGACATAAGGTTGTAAAAACAACACGGTCATTAGATGATGTTGTTCGGTACAATAACTTTCCATTACCTGACATGGTGAAGATAGATGTTCAGGGTTGTGAATTGGATGTGTTGAAGGGTGCATCTTATACATTGTCACAATGTTCAGAATTATTGATTGAAGTTCAACACACGCCTTATAATGCTGGGGCACCATTAAAGGATGAAGTGTTTGCCTATTTGTCACAACTTGGATTTGTACAAAAGCACGCAATGACACCAACACCATTTGATGGCGATTATCATTTCATTAAAATATGATAACAGAATATACCACTCACAGCGCCATTACTGATTTTAAAAATCATGGCGAATATCAATTACTAGAGAACATCACAGGACATCTCAATGTGATATTTGATGTGGGGTGTAATATAGGTGAATGGAGTCGCATGGCTCGGTCATTGCATCCAAGTGCATTAATTCATATGTTTGAAATTGCACCCATCACATTTCAAAAACTTCTTCGAAACAATGTCATTGATGAAGGAATGATTCCTAACTCTTTTGGATTATCATCCAAAACACAAGAAATTCCTATACGATATGTACCTGAAAATGATAGGGTGACAACAGCAGTATTGAAAATGCATCATGAGAATTCTCATATCAAAACGGGCATTGTTGTGAATCCCATGACCTATATGAAAAATTATGATTGTGAAATGATTGATTTTTTAAAGTTAGATACTGAAGGACATGAATTTGATGTTCTACAAGGATTCACTCCTATATTAGAACAAGGGAATATAAAAATCATTATGTTTGAATATGGCTATGCAAACATCCCCAACAAACATTTGCTAATGGATTACTATCAGTTGTTGGAACCCTTTGGATATGTGATAGGAAAATTATATCCCGATGGTGTTGACTTTCAAGAATATAAATTATACCACGAGGATTTTAAAGGTCCTAATTATGTGGCGGTACATAAATCCCAACAAGAGATAATTCATAAAATAAAAAAGGGAACCATTTAAGGTTCCCTTTTTTTATGGTGTCGGCATTGTGTTTAACAGCCGATTGTATTTTTCTTCTAACTCCTTCAACTTCTTTCGTTCTTCTTCAAGTTCCTCTTGGGCGACACTTAATTGAGCAAGAGCCATGGTCTTTTCCATGATTGCTGTTTTTAATTGTTCGCCCAAGGCTTGAAGATACTTATTCACTAACTTCTGTGTCTCCATAACAACTCCATGTTAAAAATTAATATGTACCACCGTCAATTGTGTTTGTCCAAGCAGGTGTGCCTGAGTTTGAATACAAGAAGTATCCGTTGGTACCTGCTGCTGTTGCTTGGATGGCACTTGAACCATTACCGTACAACACACCATTTGATGTGAATGTTGAAGCACCTGTACCACCGTCTGCTACTGCCAAGTCTGTGGCCAATGATGAGATGGTACCACCTGTGATGTTAGCAAGAATTGTACCTACGCTGTAACCTGTACCACCTGTGTTCACCGTGGTTGAAGGTTCTGATTGTAAGCCTACGAAGAACTTGAAGATGTTGCTATCTGAAGCATCGCGGAACCAACCTGCATACTTTGTGGTTGATGATTCTACATATTCACCATACACACCAACGTCAACTGAGTTTGCTGTGTTAC